GAGATGGAAGGAGATGATGATGGTTGAGAATGAAAGGTTAGACAAAGCTATTGAACAATTAGATTCAATGGTAAGTGTTATGATTAGTGACATTGGGCTTGGTGCATCATATGCTAGAGTTAATTCAACAGCATGTTTAGACATGTTGAACTTAAAAGAAAAGTTACAATCAATGAAAAAGCCCGCAGTAACAAAAGGAAAAAAATAGAGGTTCTTGAAGAACCCTGATGAGAGATGATGAGAGTTGTTCAAGACTCTCTTAATTATATAGGAGACGATATTTATGAGTGAAAATTCTACCCAAACGGATGATGTAAACACGAGTGAATCTGGATTTGATAATCCGATGGACGATGCAATAGATACTTTATTAGACAGAGCAGTAGAAAGAGGTACATTAACTCCTGCTTTAGATGATACAGAGGAAGTTGAATCTATCCAAGAAGATGACGAATCCACAGAAGAACTTGAAGGCGAAGATCTAGACCCCGCTGAAGAGGACGCTGAAAATGTTGATGATGATGAGGATGATGACGCTACGGAAGAAGAGGACGATGAGGATGAGGAATCTACCCAAGACGAAGAATCTGATGAAATAGAGGATGGTGAACTTGATTTAGAATATCTTGTACCAGTTAAAGTGGATGGTACAGAATCTGAAGTAACAATAGAAGAGTTAATCAAAGGTTATCAAACTAATCAGAGCCAGACTAAAAAAGGTCAAGAACTGGCGGAACAAGCTAAAGAGATAGAAACTGAGAAAGAAAAATCCCAAGTATTTCAAAAAATAAATGAGGATTTACTTAAACAGCAAGATGATAGAGATCTAGCTTTACTACAAAGCCGAAAAGATGTTATGGACAAAATGGCTAAAGATGGTTATGTTGAAGGAGTTGATGATGATTTAGCAACACTACAATATAAGTACAGATCTTTAGAAGATGAATATACCAAGCGTAAAGCTGAACGTAGTAAAACAACGGATAAAATGATCGAGGCTCAAGAAGAAGAGTATCGTAAAACAGCAGAAAAAAATGTAAAGATTTTTCAAAAAGAAATCAAGACATTAATTCCTGACTGGTCAGATAAAATGGCGCAAGATAATTATGCGTTTGCAGTTGAACAAGGAATTCCTGAGGAATTTGTTAATACAATTGCATCACCGCTTATTGCTAAATTTATTAATGACTACCGTGTATTAAAAACATCTGCTTCTACAGGAGCTAAGAAACGCAAAAAAGTTCCTGTTAAAACAGTATCTGCTAAAAAGCCTGTTTCAAAACAAAACAAAGTGAAGACAAAGAGTGTTGATGCTCGTAAACGAATTGCTAAAGGAAAAGGATCTGATAAAGATTTAAAGGTTCTTAGCGATGAAACTTACGATAGTATATTTGATAACTCCGAACTCTTCAACTAGTCAAATAGGAGAATATTTTGGCAACAACGTTTACAACGGCAACGAACGCGGCAAGTAACCGCGAGGATCTTGCGAACTTTATTTCTAATATTGTTCGTGATGATACACCGTTTATGTCCTCTTGTGGTAGATCAAAAGCTACAGCAATTTTACATGAATGGTCAACTGACGAATTACAAGCACCAGCAGCGAATAATAACGCTGAGGGCGCGGCTTTCCCAAGCACGCCTTCAACTGGTCCAGTTGTAGCTCGTTTAAATAACAAAACGCAAATCTTTACTAAGTCGATTGAAGTTTCAGGTACTATGGAAAATGTATCTAAAGCAGGTCGTAAGTCTGAATTTAAATATCAGTCTGAAAAACGTGGTAAGGAATTGATGCGTGATATCGAGTGGGCTTTAACAACTGGAAAAGGCGTTAAGTCTTCTTCAGGTAACCGTGTCATGGGTGGATACCAATCTTGGGTAAAGGCAGCTAATACTGTTAATGCTTCAGGTGGTGCAATCTCAGCAGGCGCTGGAACTGGTGCTGACATTCCTGTATCTGCAGGCTCAGCAGCAGCATTTACTTTATCTCAAGTAGATCAAGTAATGCAAGCAGCTTGGGAAAACGGCGGAAGACCTACTACTCTTATGATGTCACCACGTCTTAAGCGTAGCTTCTCAACAGCAGCACAAGGACAAGTTTCTAATGGAAACGTTCGTCGTAATATCGATGAGTCTGGAAAACTTCGTCAATCAGTAGAGATTTATGAAACTGATTTTGGAGTTGTACAGGTAGTCCCTAACTACATCATGGGCCATACCGGTTCTGGTGCGGGTGCAGCTAACGCAGCTGGTGATGATAATATCTTAGTATATGATTCATCAATGTTTAAATTAGCAACACTACGTCCATTACATCACAGAGATATCTCTGAAGATGGTGATAGACTACGTGCGCTAATGGTACATGAAACTACTCTTGAGTGCTTGAATCCAAGTGCTTCTGGTCTAGTTGACAACCTAAGCGGCTAATTAAGCCAACTATAACCCCGGGTTTTTTCTCGGGGTTATTTTATATAAGGACACTATATGAGTGCAATAAAAGCTGGAGTCAAAGAAGGTAGAGGAGTAGCGACTCAAAATGTGCAAGATTATTTAGACTATGCTCAAGATATGAGACAAGTCAGTAATGGTAATACAACAATGAAAAGTTTTGCGATAATACCAGATATTGTGGCAATTGATATATACACTAAATATAACATTGATGTTCATTCTGCTGATTTTATTAAATATCCTGCTCAAGTAGAAAAATTAAAAAGAATAATAAGAGAGGAATACCCAAAGCTACTTACAGGTGGCATTTCAAACAGATTTAAAATTTAGGAGATTTAGATGGCTACTATTAAAGACCAAGTTACTTTACGAACAGGAGTAGCTGACTGGCTCAACAGGTCAGATCTAACCGATTCTCAATTAGATGATTTTATTTCTATAGGTGAGGCAAGACTCTATGAAGATCTTAGAGTTCCACCATTAGAAGTAGTACAATCATTTTCAGTTACATCAACTAATTCCAGTATAATAATTCCTGCTGGATTAATTGAAATTATAGAATTAAAGCTTGATAAGGCTGATAAAGATGATGATATTGTATTAAGTAGAATTGATTCAAAAACATTTAGTAATCAAAAGGTTACTCATTCTTATACAAGACAAGCAAACAACTTTTTATTAACAGATGAAAATGGAGAGCAAGAAGCTTCCGGTACATTTGTTATGACTTATTATAAAGCGGAAGATCCAGTAGGAACTTATGCTACAGCAGCTACAGCTGCAACTGCAATGGTTGTAGATAACTATTATAAAATTGCAGTAGCTGGAAATACTACTTGGACTAATCATGGTGCTGCTAACAATAATGTTGGCACTATATTTAAAGCTACAAGTGTTGGTACAGGTACTGGAACATCTTATATTGAAACAATACCTTGGATCTTAGGAACAGAATTTGAAACAATACTTTATGCTTCATGTGCTGTAGGTGCCACGTTTTTAGGTGATGTAGAGATGGAGCAAAAGTTTAATGAATTAACATTAAGAAAAGTTAATGCGTTAAATCAAAAAGAAATAAGAGCTAGTTTAAAAGGTTCTTCTTTTGCTTCTCGTTTTGACTCACCGTTATTGTAGGAGATATATATGGCAAGAAATTCTTTTTATTCAGGTGACGTAGGTTCTGAAGTTGCTATAGATACTTCCGCTGCTGAGGCTGCTGCTTCCGCAACAGCTGCTGCCAGTAGTGCTTCAGCTGCATCTACAAGTGCTAGTGGCGCTTCTACAAGTGCGACTAATGCTGCAGCATCTTATGATTCATTTGACGATAGATATTTAGGAGCTAAATCATCTGCGCCGTCTACAGACAACGATAGCAATGCTTTAATAGATGGAGCATTATATTGGAACAGTACTTCTGATCAGATGTTTGCTTGGGATGGTTCTGCTTGGGCAGCACTAATACCTACAACCACTAATCAAGGACATATTAATACAGTATCTGGTATTCAAGCTAATGTAACTACAGTAGCAGGTATATCAAGCAATGTAACTACTGTTGCTGGTATTAGCTCTGACGTAACTTCTGTTGCAGCGGATGCTTCAGATATAGGTGCAGTTGCAGCCAAAGCTACTGAAATAGGTAGATTAGGTACTGCAGATGTAGTAGCAGATATGGCAATTCTTGGTACTGCTGATGTAGTAGCTGACATGAATACTCTCGGTACTGCAGATGTAGTATCGGATATGAACACTCTAGCTACTGCTGATATAGTAGCTGATATGAATGTTTTAGGTACAGCTGACGTTGTTGCTGATATGAATACTCTCGGTACTGCTGATGTGGTAGCCGACATGAACACATTAGGTACTGCAGATGTTGTCGCTGACTTAAATACTTTAGGTACAGCTGATGTAGTAACTGACATGAATACTTTAGGAACAGGTGCTAATGTAACTAACATGGCAACTCTTGGAGCTTCCGGTGTTGTTGGTAATATTGCTACAGTAGCTGGTATAAGTTCAGATGTTACAACAGTTGCAGGTAAGGCTACTGAAATAGGTAGACTTGGAACAGCCGATGCCGTGGCTGATATGAATACATTAGGAACAGCAGATGTCGTAGCTGACCTTAATACTCTAGGTACTGCAGATGTAGTATCGGATATGAACACGTTAGGTACAGCAGACAATGTAACTAATATGAATACTGTTGCTGATAATATATCAAGCGTTAACAGTTTTGCTGCTCAATATAGAGTAGCTAGTTCTGCTCCAACATCTTCATTAGATGAAGGTGACTTATACTTTAATACTACTGATAATAAATTATATTTCTACAATGGTTCAGCTTGGACAGAAGTAGCAACATATACTCATCCAAACCATACAGGAGATGTA